GCGGAGCTTGAAGAGGTTTGGGAGCAAAACATCTTTACGATGCTCAACACGATCGTCGATCCCAAGGGCAACGATCGGGAGATTGCCGAGTTTCAGCAGGCGCTCGAGGGTCTCATCGGACAAGGCTACGTGGCTATTGGCCTTGAACAGTTCTCTCCCAGAGAGCAGACGAAGCTTGAAAAGCAAGCGGCCCTTGAACTTGTTTCCAATCTCGCAGACTGGTTCAGGTTTGATGCAGCGAGTTCATACTGGACCTTGAGCAAGGGCGATTTCAGGAAAGAACGCTATCCCGTGATCTTTTCGACCGCGGAAGCGCGAGAAAGAGCTTTTGAGATCCTGACCGAGCGCGGCTACCAATGGTGGCGGCCACGGACCTGACGGAGCGCCGACGGCAGGTGATCGGATCATAACCAGATCGCTCATACTCGCGGCGCTGGGAGAAGCCCGGGTTGCCAGCGCATCGATGCGACCAATACGAAGGGAATGGCGCGGCACGTAGGGGCGGAGAATGGCGAAAGACGGCCTCCAGAGAATGCTCGATTTTCCTCGCCGTTCTAACGGCGAAGGGAATAGAGTTTAGGATCGGGCAGCAGGCTCCAGATGAGCTGATGGTCGACTTCGCGCTCGTCGGCGTGCGTGTGGAGGTCGTATTCTCTGTCGATCGAATGCAGTTCAGCTATTTCAAAGGCAACGAGGACGTCGTGTTGGACGAGAAAGTTCTGCATGACCTGATCAAGGAGCACTGGGACGACTAGGAGCCACCCTCCGGCGTGGAACCGAAAGGGAGGTAAGTCGTCATGGACATCCCAAAGGAGTTCAAGTTCTTTGTTCGCTGCTTCGTTCAGGGCAGCCTGGATGACGGCCCCATTGACGAACGCGAGTGGATTGCGGACGCGCTGGGCCTCGTCACTGGCCAACGAACAGAGACTGACCGATGAACATCCCCGTCCCCGATGAGTTCAAGAAGGCTTGCCGTAATCTCGGGCAGGATTTGGCCTACGAAAAACCGACGCAGGTTGTGATGGCCAAAATTGCCCTCGTTGGGGTTGGGCGATCAGAGCGGCTGGTGATCAAGACGTTCTTGGACACGCTTCTAAGCGGTCCTTATACCCCCGAAGAGCTAAAGGAGTTTTGGTGGTCCATGCCAGCGGACATCTATTTTCACGAAGGAGGGGACCTTATCAAATTCCTGAAGATGCTGCGCGATGAGATCGAGAAGGAAGCGTAGCGGTCGCCGCCTCCCGGGCTCGGGAGCTGGTCCGACGCCCTTCTAGATCTCGTAAGGCGCCGCTCGGAATGATCGGCCTCCAGCACGCACGTTGCTGAGCACGTCAATCTTTCTATGAGCCGTCCCTCACGGCCCCGGACCTCCGGGCGCCGCCTTCAATCTTTGCGACAGGACACCGTCATGAACGCACTCGAGGCCGATCCGCTCGAGACGACCCGGGGTGTGCGACTGACCGCCCTCGGGCTGAAGAGCGTGACCCTCGACGGCACCTTCGAGGGCTACGCCAGCCTGTTCAACCGCGAGGACCTGGGCGGCGACGTGGTGATGGCGGGCGCCTTCCGCGACAGCCTCGCGGCGCGCGGCACCTCCGGCATCCGCATGCTGTTCCAGCACGACCCCAATCAGCCGATCGGCGTCTGGCAGCGCATCTACGAGGACGCGCGCGGGCTGTTCGTGCGCGGCCGGCTGATGAGCGAGGTGGCCCGCGCGCGCGAGGTGCTCTCGCTGATGCGGGCGGGCGCCATCGACGGGCTGTCGATCGGCTTTCGCGCGGTCAAGGGCGCGCGCGACGCACGCACTGGCGTCCGCCGGCTCCATGCCATCGATCTGTGGGAGATCTCGGTCGTCACCTTTCCGATGCTCCCCGAGGCGCGCGTCGTCTCGATCAAATCGCATCCGTTCGCGGGGCGCATGCCCAGCGAGCGCGAGTTCGAGCGCTGGCTCACGCAGGACGCTGGGTTCACGCGCTCGGAGGCCCGTTGCCTCATGCGCGACGGCCTCAAGGGACTGGCCTCACGGCGGGATGCGTGGCGGCCGGCGAGTTGGGAGATGCAGCTCGCCGCCAGGATGAGCGAGGCGGCGCGGCTCCTCAGGCAAAGCACCAGGCACAAAGGACGATCATGCTGAACAACGACGGACTGGAAGTGAAGGCGGCGGGCGCGGGCGATCTCGGCGCTGCCTTCGACGACTTCATGCGCGCCTTCGAGGCGTTCAAGGACACCAACGACCGCCGCCTCGACGAGATCGAGCGGCGCTCGAGCGCCGACGCGCTGACGATGGAGAAGCTCGCGCGCATCGACCGCGCGCTCGACGAGAACAAGCGCGTCGTCGACGAGCTGGCCCACAAGGCCGGGCGTCCGCAGCTTGCCGGCGGCGGGCCGCGGTACGGGGCGGGCCTCCAGCACAAGGCGGCGTTCGAGGGCTACGTGCGGCGCGGCGAGGCGACGATGCTGCGCGGCCTCGAAGGCAAGGCGCTCTCCGTCGGCACCGACGCCGACGGCGGCTACCTCGTGCCCGACGAGACCGAGCGCACCATCAACCGGGCGGTGACCAACATCTCGCCGATCCGCGCCATCGCCGGCATCCGCCAGGTGTCGGGCTCGGTCTACAAGAAGCCGTTCGCGATCACCGGCGCGGAGACCGGCTGGGTCGGCGAGACGGCGGCGCGCCCCGAGACCGACACGCCGACGCTGGCCGAGCTGTCGTTCCCGACCATGGAGCTCTATGCCATGCCGGCGGCGACGCAGTCGCTGCTCGACGACAGCGCGGTCGACATCGACCAGTGGATCGCCGAGGAGGTGCGCATCGCCTTCGCCCAGCAGGAAGGCACCGCCTTCGTCACCGGCAACGGCACCAACAAGCCGAAGGGCTTCCTCGACTACACCAAGGTCGCCAACGCCTCGTGGACGTGGGGCAACATCGGCTTCATCCTGACTGGAGCGGACGGGGCGTTTCCCGCCAGCAACCCGGGCGACAAGCTGATCGACCTCATCTACGCGGTGAAGTCGGGCTATCGCGCCAACGGCACCTTCGTCTTCAACCGGGCCACCCAGTCGGTGATCCGCAAGATGAAGGACGGCGACGGCAACTATCTGTGGCAGCCGGCGGCGAAGGCGGGTGACGCCTCGCTGCTCGCCGGCTACCCGGTCGCCGAGTCCGAGGACATGCCGAACCTGGCGGCCGACAGCTACTCGGTGGCCTTCGGCGACTTCCGCCGCGGCTACCTGATCGTCGACCGCGTCGGCATCCGCGTGCTGCGCGACCCCTACAGCGCCAAGCCCTACGTGCTGTTCTACACGACCAAGCGGGTCGGCGGCGGCGTGCAGGACTTCGACGCGATCAAGCTGCTGAAGTTCGGCGACTAGGGGCGGCTCGCCTGATTTCACGACCATTCGCAGGGGTTCCGCTCCCCTGGCCCCTGCGATGACGCGGAAGCCGGCCGGTCCTCCTCCCCCGGCCGGCTTCCGCCACCACAAATTCACGCCTCATCCTCGGAGATCCCATGGCGCTCGTCCTGACGAGCGGCCCGGCCGTCGAGCCGGTGTCGCTGGCCGAAGCGAAAGCCCATTCTGCGCGTCGACGCAGCCGACGAGGATGCGCTGATCACGAGCCTCATCGTCACCGCGCGGCTGCACATTGAGGCCGCGCTCGGGCTGGTGCTGATCACCCAGAGCTGGACGCTGTCCCTCGACGCGTGGCCCGGTGACGGCGCGGTGACGCTGCCGCTGCGGCCGGTCGCCGAGGTCGGCGCGGTGCGCGTGACGGCGGCCGGCGGCGCGGTCACCACGGTGCCGGCCGAGAGTTACATCGTCGACCGCGCGAGCCTGCCGCCGCGGCTGTTGCCTGCCGCCGCCCCGCTGCCGCGGCCGGGTGTCGCCGCGCTCGGCATCGCCATCGATTTCACCGCCGGGTTCGGTGCGGCGGCGGCCGTGCCGGCGCCGATACGTCAGGCGCTGCTCCTGCTCGTCGCGCACTGGTACGAGAACCGCGAGCCGGCGGCCGAAGACCGGCACGGCGCCGAGCTTCCGCCGGCTCTGTCGCCGCTGCTCTGGCCCTATCGCCTGGTGCGGCTGTGAGACACCCCGCGATCGGCACCCTCCGCCGCAAGGTCGCCCTCGAGGCGCCTGCCCGTGCGGCCGGCGAGGGCGGCGCGGGTGTGATCACCTGGTCCACCATCGCGACGGCGTGGGCGCAGATTGCGCCGCGCGTCGGTCGCGAGATCGTGGCCGCCGATGGCCTCGGCGGACGCGTGACACACGACATCCGCCTGCGCTGGCGCGCCAGCATCACACCCGCCATGCGGTTCAAGCTGGGGACGCGACTGTTCGACATCCGCGCGGTGCGCGACGAGGACGAGCGCCGGCGTTGGCTCGTCTGCCTGTGCGAGGAGCGCGTGCCATGAAGTTCGCCATCCGCCTCGACGGGCTGACGCGGCGCATCGGCGCGCGACAGGTCCAGCGCATCGGCGAGGCGGCCCGGTCTGCCGTCGTCCGCCGGGTCGCAGCGCGTGGGCTCGAGCCCGCGCCATCCGCATCGGCGCACGCACCGACGATCGATCAACCCGGAGAGGAGATCTAGACCATGGCGACCGCAGGCTGGGCCTTGCAGAAGGCCATTCATGGCGCGCTCACCGCCAGCGCACCGCTCACCACGCTGCTCGGAGGCGCGCACGTGTTCGACGACGTGCCGCGCGACGCGGCGTTCCCCTATCTGACCTTCGGGCAGAGCACGCTGCGCGACTGGAGCGCCGGCGGCGAAGAAGCGAGCGAGCACATCCTCACCATCCACGTGTGGTCGCAGGCGCCGGGCCGCAAGGAGGCGCACGCCATCATGGGCACGGTGCGCGGCGTGCTGCACGACCAGGCGCTGGCCCTCGACGGACATCGCCTGGTGAACCTGCGCCATGAGATCTCGGAGGCGCGGCGCGATGCCGATGGCGAGACCACCCACGGCATCGTGCGGCTGCGCGCGGTGACCGAGCCGACAGCCTGACCCTTTCAACGACCCACAGCGAGACCACGACATGGCGGCGCAAAAAGGCAAGGATCTGCTGCTCAAGATCGATGCGGATGGCGCAGGCGCGTTCGCGACCGTTGCAGGCCTGCGCTCGCGCGCGATCGTGTTCAACGCCGAGACGGTGGATGTGACGCACCAGAAGTCGGTCGGGCAATGGCGCGAGCTGCTGGCCGGCGCCGGCGCCAAGACCGCCCGCATCACCGGCGCCGGCATCTTCAAGGACGCCGCCTCCGACGCCACGCTGCGTCAGGTGTTCTTCGACGGCCTGATCCGCGCCTTCCAGGTGATCATCCCGGACTTCGGCACCGTCGAGGGGCCGTTTCAGGTTGCGACGCTGGAGCTGTCGGGACGCCACGACGGCGAGGTCGCTTTCGAGATCAGCCTCGAGTCGGCCGGCGCCCTCGCATTCACGGCGGCCTAGTCGCGCTCGCGCGGGCGTTCGGTGCTGGCGCGGCTCATGACATACGATGAAGGAAAGCCATGGCCAATAAGCACCGCGGCGAGATCGAGGCGCTGCTCGACGGCAAGTCGCACCGGCTGTGCCTGACCCTCGGGGCGCTTGCCGAGCTCGAGTCCGCGTTCGGCGACGACGACATGCTGGCGCTGGCGCAGCGCTTCGAGAAGGGCCGCATCAGCGCGCGCGAGGCCGCCCGCATCATCGGCGCCGGCCTGCGCGGTGCCGGCCTGGATATCACCGACGAGGCGGTATGCGGCATGCAGGCCGTGGGCGGCGCGGCCGGTTTCATCGACATCGTTGCGCGGCTGCTCAACGCCACGTTCGGTGGCGAAGGGGCAAGCGAGCCCGCGCGCGCGGAGGCGCGCCGTCCCGACCCTTTCCCTGGGATGCGGTGATCGCCGCCGGTCTCGGGCACCTGAAGCTCGCGCCCGCCGTGTTCTGGGCGCTCACCCCCAAGGAGCTGGCGGCCGCGCTCGGCGGCATGGCCGGCGACGCCGCCATGGGGCTACCGACGCGATCCGAGTTCGAACGATTGATGGGGCAATACCCCGACAGGAGCCCGCATGGCGATCGATGAGCCGGTCGAGACCTGGACGGTGGCAGTCACCGCCGACACCAGCGCTCTGCAGCTCGAGCTCGCCAACGCCGCGCGTTACGGCCGCCAGTTCAGCAACGCGCTGGTCTCCGCCTTCGAGGGTGTGGCGGTGCGCGGCAAGGGGCTCGGCGAGGTGCTGAGCAGCCTGGCGCTAAGCATCAGCCGAATCGCGCTGAGGGCTGCCTTCCAGCCGCTGGAGAAGGGCATCGGCTCGCTATTCGCTGGTCTGTTCTCTGGAGGCGCCACCGCATTTGCCAAGGGCGGCGTGGTGCAGAACGGTCTACCGGTGCCGTTTGCGTCGGGCGGCGTCATCGCGAGCCCCGTCGCCTTTCCATTGCGCGGCGGGCGCACCGGCATCGCCGGCGAGCGCGGCCCCGAGGCGATCCTGCCGCTGACGCGCGGCCCCGGCGGCCGGCTCGGAGTCGAGGCGCAGGGCGGCGGCGGTGTCTCGGTGACGGTCAACGTGACGACGCCCGACGCGGACAGCTTCCGCCGCTCCGAGACCCAGATCGCCGCGCTGCTCGCGCGCGCGGTCGCGCAGGGGCAGCGCAACCTGTGAGGACCGGCGCATGAGCTTCCACGAGATCCGATTTCCGACCGCCATCTCGCGCGGCAGCCAGGGCGGGCCCGAGCGGCGCACGGACGTGGTGGTGCTTGGGTCGGGCTTCGAGGAGCGCAATACCCGCTGGGCACAGTCGCGCCGCAGCTACAACGCGGGCTACGGCGTCAAGTCGCTCGACGATCTGCACGCCGTGATCGCCTTCTTCGAGGAGCGGCGGGGCCGGCTCTACGGTTTCCGCTGGCGGGACCATTCGGATTGGAAGTCGTGCGCGCCCGAGGGCGTGCCGGCAGCGGGCGATCAGGCGATCGCCACCGGTGATGGCGCCACCGCGGCCTTCCAGCTCGTCAAGACGTATGGCGCCGCGCATGCGCCCTGGCCGCGCGAGATCAAGAAGCCGGTGGCGGGCAGCGTCCTCGTCGCCGTCGCGGGCGTGGCGCAGACGGTGGGCGTCAATTATCTGCTCAACGGGCTGACCGGCGTGGTGACGTTTTTGCCGGGACACCTTCCGGCGCTCGGCGCCGCGGTGACGGCGGGTTTCGCGTTCGACGTGCCGGTGCGCTTCGACACCGACAAGCTGGAGATCAGCCTGCAGGGCATCCGGCACGGCGCGATTCCCAACATTCCGATCGTCGAGATCCGGGTGTGAGGGAGCTCCGGCCATGAAAACCCTTGCCCCCGGCCTGCAGGCGCATCTCGACGGCGGCGCCACCACGCTCGCCTGGTGCTGGCGACTGACCCGCCGCGATGGGGAGCGGCTGGGCTTCACCGACCACGACCGCGATCTCACTTTCGACGGTACCACATTCGAGGCGGCAGCCGGCTTCACGGCAAGCGAGATCAAGGAGGCCGTCGGCCTTGGCGTAGACAATCTCGAGGTCGAGAGCGCGCTGTCGTCGGGCCGCCTGTCGGAGGATGACCTGGTCGCCGGCCTTTACGACGACGCCCGCGTCGAGATCTTTCGCGTCAACTGGCAGGCGCCGGCGCAGCGCGTGCTGATGCGCGCGGGCAGCCTCGGTGAGGTCAGCCGCGCCGGTGCCAGCTTCAAGGCCGAGGTGCGCGGGCTCGCGCACTATCTGCAGCAGCCCACGGGGCGCCTCTTCCAATACGCCTGCGACGCCGATCTCGGCGACGCGCGCTGCGGCGTCGATCGCGATGTTCATCGGCAGACGAGCACGGTCGGCGTGGCCCACTCGGCGCGGCAGTTCACGGGCGTCGGGCTCGACGGCCACGCCGACGGCTGGTTCACCCGCGGGCTCCTCACGTTCACCTCCGGTCCGAACGCCGGTCACGCCTTCGAGGTCAAGCGCCACTGGCGGCCCGACGGCACGGCCACGCTCGAGCTGTGGCGCGATCCCGCGTTTGCCGTCGCGGCGGGCGACGCCTTCACGGTGACGCCCGGGTGCGACAAGCAGTTCGGCACCTGCGGCGCCAAGTTCGCGAACACGACCAACTTCCGCGGGTTCCCCCACATGCCGGGCAACGATTTCGTTACGTCCTACGTGCGACGGGGCCGCGCGTGAGCGCTGCGGGCACCATCACGCGCGCCGACATCGTGCGCGTGGCGCGCACGTGGCTCGGCACGCCCTATCACCATCAGGCGAGCGTGAAGGGCATCGGTGCCGATTGCCTGGGCCTCGTGCGCGGGGTGTGGCGCGAGCTTTACGGCCGCGACGCCGAGGCGCCGCCGCCCTACACCCGCGACTGGGCCGAGGCGTCGGGCCGCGAGACGCTGCTCGCGGCCGCCGGCCGCCATCTCGCGCCCGTTGCCCCGGCCGATGCGCGGCCCGGCGACGTGCTGGTGTTCCGGCTGCGGGTGGCAACGGTCGCCAAGCACGCGGGGCTTCTCGCCAGCACGACGACGATGATCCACGCCATGGAGGGCGGGCCGGCGTGCGAGGTCGTGCTGTCGCCGTGGTGGCGGCGGCGGATCGCAGGTGCGTTTGCATTTCCCGGAACGGTGGGCTGATGGCGACTCTGGCTTTAGCGGCGGCGGGTGCGGCCGTCGGCGGCGCGTTGTTGCCGACCGGCGTCACGGTGCTCGGCGCGACGATCGGCGGCGCCACCATCGGCGGCCAGATCGGGGCGCTCGCCGGCTCGCTCGTCGATCAGGCGCTGTTCGCGCCGTCCGGGCAGCCGCGCACGGTCCACGGGCCACGCCTCGGCGATCTGCGCGTGACGGCATCGACCGAGGGCGCGCCGATCCCGCGGCTCTACGGCCGCGGCCGGCTCGGCGGCCAGGTGATCTGGGCGACGCCGTTCGAGGAGGAGGTGATCACCACCGAGACGGGCGGCGGTGGCGGCGGCAAGGGGTTCGGCGGTGGCGGCCGGGGCGGCAGCGCGCCGACGCGACAGATCGAGTACCGCTACTTCGCCAATTTTGCCGTCGCGGTCGCCGAGGGCGAGATCAGCATGATCGGGCGGGTGTGGGCCGACGGGCAGGAGCTCGACCTGTCGCACATCGCGCACCGGGTCTACACCGGCACCGACACGCAGGCCCCCGATGCGCTGATCGTCGCCCGCGAGGGCGCCGGCAACGCGCCCGCCTATCGCGGCGTCGCCTATGTGGTGTTCGAGCGGCTGGCGCTGGCGCCGTTCGGCAACCGCCTGCCGCAGCTCTCGTTCGAGATTTTCCGCGCTGTCGACGACTTCCACAAGCAGGTGCGCGGCGTCGTTCTGATCCCGGGCTCGGGCGAGTTCGTGTATGCGCCGGGCGCCGTCACCCGCATCGGCGGCAGCGGCGAGCAGACCGCCGAGAACGTCCACACGCGCCAGGGCGCCACCGACTGGCGGGTCGCCATCGATCAGCTCGAGGCGCAGCTCCCCAATGTCCAATCCGTGTCGCTGGTGACGAGCTGGTTCGGCACCGACCTGCGTGCCGGGGTGTGCGAGCTGCGTCCCGGTGTCGAGCGCGCCGACAAGGAGACCGATCCGCTGGTGTGGTCGGTGGCGGGCGTTGCGCGCGCCGGCGCGCACGTAGTGAGCGAGCACGACGGCCGCCCGGCCTATGGCGGCACGCCGTCGGACCAGACGGTGATCGCGGCGATCGCCGACCTCAAGGCGCGCGGGCTCGCGGTCACGCTGACGCCGTTCATCCTGATGGACGTTCCCGAGGGCAACACGCTCCCCGATCCCTACGACGGCAGCACCGGCCAGCCGGCCTACCCGTGGCGCGGCCGCATCACCGTGTCGCCGGCACCAGGCGAGCCGGGCAGCCCCGACAAGACGGCCGCGGCGGCGACGCAGGTCGCGGCCTTCGTCGGCACCGCCGCGCCGGGCCACTTCAGCGTCAGCGGCGGCAGCGTCATCTACAGCGGTCCCGCCGAATGGTCGTACCGCCGCATGGTGTTGCACTACGCGCACCTCGCCGTGGCGGCGGGCGGCGTCGATGCGTTCGTGATCGGCACCGAGATGCGCGGGCTCACCTGGGTGCGCAGCGCCGCCGCGGCCTATCCCTTCGTGGCCGCGCTGGCGGCGCTCGCCGCCGACGTCAAGTCCGTGCTGGGCTCGGCCAAGGTCACGTACGCCGCGGATTGGTCCGAGTACTTCGGCCACCAGCCGCAGGACGGATCGGGCGACGTCTACTTTCACCTCGACCCGCTGTGGGCGTCGTCCGCGATCGACGCGATCGGTATCGACCTCTACTGGCCGCTCGCCGATTGGCGCGATGGCCGCGATCATCTCGACGCGGGGGCGGGGGCGCGCTCGATCTACGATCTGACCTATCTCAAGTCGAACATCGTCGGTGGTGAGGGCTACGACTGGTATTACGCGAGCGATGCCGACCGCGCGAGCCAGACCCGCACGCCGATCACCGATGGTGCGGGCAAGCCGTGGGTGTTCCGCACCAAGGACCTGAAGGCGTGGTGGCAGAACGCGCACTACAATCGCCCCGGCGGCGTCGAGACGGGGTCGGCGACCGCGTGGGTGCCGCAAAGCAAGCCGGTGTGGCTGATGGAGATCGGCTGCCCGGCGGCGGACAAGGGCGCCAACCAGCCCAACGTGTTCGTCGATCCCAAGAGCTCGGAGTCGTTCCTGCCCCATTTCTCGAGCGGGCGGCGCGACGACCTCATGCAGCGGCGCTATCTGCAGGCGCTGATCGAGGCGCTCGATCCGGCGCACCCGGATTCGCTGCCCGGCGCCAATCCGACGTCGAGCGTCTACGGCGGGCCGATGGTCGACCCTGCGCATATCCACGCCTACTGCTGGGACGCGCGCCCCTATCCGGCCTTCCCCAACGACCTCGCCACCTGGGGCGACGGCGCCAACTGGCGGCTCGGGCATTGGCTCACCGGCCGCCTCGGCAGCATGCCGCTGAGCGAGGTCGTGGCCGCGATCCTCGAGGACTCGGGCTTCGCCGAGCACGATACCTCGCGCCTCGACGGCATAGTCCCGGGCTACACGATCGACCGCATCATGTCGGCGCGCGAGGCGCTACAATCGCTCGAGCTCGCTTACTTCTTCGACAGCTTCGAGAGCGGCGGCCGCATGGCCTTCCGACATCGCGGCGCCGAGGGTGTCGCGCTCGAGCTCGCCACCGAAGACCTCGTCGAGCCGAAACCGGGAGCGGCACTTGTCACCCTGACGCGCGGACAGGAGACGGAGCTACCCGCGTCCGCCAAGATCTCGTATGCCGCAGTCGGATCGGATTATCGACAGGCGGTGGCCGAGGCGCGTCGCCTGACCGGCGCGAGCGGACGGGTCGCGCAGCCATCTGCTGCGGGTCACCGAGGTCGGCGAGCGCGGGTTGCGTGAAATCGAGGCCCGCAGCGTCGATCCAGCCGTCTACGAGATGGGGACCGGCGCGACCCGGCCGCCGCGGGCGCCTGCGCCGCAAGCGGCCGGGCGACCGACCGGCGTCTTCCTCGACCTGCCGCTGCTGCGCGGCGACGAGCCGGCGCATGCCGGCTACTTCGCGGCCGCGCAGTCACCATGGCCGACGGCGGTGGCACTCTACCGGTCGGCGACCGGCACGGGCTATACCCTGAAGGCCCTGGTATCGGCCCCGGCGATCATGGGGCGCACGCTGGGTCCGCTGCCGACCGGCCCGCTGGCGCGTCTCGATCGGGCGACGCGGCTCTCCGTGCGCCTCGATGGCGGAGAGCTCGCCTCGGTGCCCCGCACCCAGATGTTGGGCGGCGCCAACGCCGCGGCGATCGAGAACGCGGACGGCGAGTGGGAGGTCGTCCAGTTCGAGACCGCGACCTTGATCGCGACGCGCACCTACGAGCTGTCGGGGCTGCTGCGCGGCCAGGCCGGCACCGAGGCGGCGATGCGCGCGCCGCTCGCGGCCGGTGCCCGCTTCGTTCTGCTCACGCCGGAAGTGACGCGCGTCGACATGACGCCCGACGAGATCGGGCTGCCGTTCACTTGGCGCTTCGGGCCGGCGGGACGTGACGTCGGCGATGCAACCTATGACCAGCGCCAGCATGCGTTTCGCGGGCAGGGGATCGAGCCGCTGAGTCCCGCTCACCTGCGCGGCTCCCGCAGCGGCGGCGATCTCACGATCACCTGGGTCCGCCGCACGCGCATCAATGGCGACAGTTGGGAAGCCGTCGAGGTCCCGCTCGGCGAGGACCAGGAGCGCTACGAGGTCGACATCCTCGACGGCGGCACGGTGAAGCGCACGCTTGCCGCCACGTCGCCCAGCGCCACCTACACCGCCGCCCAGCAGGTCGCCGATTTCGGATCGGCACAGCCGGTCATGGCGGTGCGGATCTACCAGCTCGGCACGGTGGCGGGGCGCGGCACGCCGCGCAGCGCCACCGTCTGACAGATCGCGAGAGGCATCATGACCAGCACGAACGTCGCCGCGTACGCGGCGAGCGAGGGGCTGCCCGCGTGGGCGCGCATCGCGGCGGGCGAGATCGGCATCCGCGAGAAGGCCGGGATCGCCAGCAACCCGCGTGTCCTCGCCTACTATGCCGACGCGGGCCATCCCGATGTGGCAAAGGACGCGGTGGCGTGGTGCGCCGCGTTCGTCGGCGCCTGCCTGGAGCGGGCCGGGGTCGCCAGCACCAAGTCGCTGCTGGCAAGGTCCTATCTTGATTGGGGCACGCCACTGGCACTGGCGCGTCTCGGCGCCATCGCCGTGCTGAGTCGCGGCGGCGATCCCGCGCTCGGACACATCGGCTTCCTCATTGGCGAAGCCGCCGACCGCCTGTTCCTGCTCGGCGGCAACCAGAACAACCAGGTGTCGATCGAAGCATTTCCGCGCGCGCGGCTGCTCGGGCTGCGCTGGCCCGCCGAGGTCGCGCTGCCCGCCGGTTTGGCGTTCGAGCGTGCCCTGCCGCATGTCCTCGAGATGGAGGGTGGGTGGAGCGACGACCCCTATGATCCGGGCGGGCCGACCAACCAGGGCATCACCCTCGCCGTGTTCGCGGCCGACCGGCAGGTCGAGGTCACAGCCGCCAACATCGCGGCCCTGAAGGACGAGCTCCGAGGGATCGCGCCCGCGACGGTCGAGCGGATCTACCGCACCCGCTACTGGAAGCTGGCGCTGTGTGCCGAACTGCCCGCCCCGCTCGCGCTCATGCATTTCGACGCCGCCGTGAACCATGGCGTCGGCACGGCGGCGCGCCTGCTGCAGGACGCGCTCGGCGTCGAGATCGACGGCGAGATCGGGCCGCTGACCCTTCAGGCGGCGGTCACCCAACCGGCGGCGGCTGTGCTCGACCGCTACGCCGAGATCCGACGCCAGCGCTACCGGGGCCTCAGCCACTTCTGGCGGTTCGGCCGCGGCTGGCTCGCCCGCGTCGACCGCACGCTGGCGGCCGCCAATGCCCTCATTCCTGCCCTCCAGACCTCACCCCCAAGCCAAGGAGCCTCCCCCATGACGGAGACCGCGACGTCCCAATCGAAGAGCGAGGCGCCCACCAAGTGGTGGGGCCAATCCATGACGATCTGGGGCACGCTCATTACCGCGCTGTCGACCGTCCTTCCGGTCCTCGGCCCCCTGACCGGCCTCGACATCACCCCGGAGCTGGTGCGCCAGCTCGGCGATCAGGCCGTGCTGGCGGTGCAGGCGGTCGGCGGTCTGGTCGGCATCGTGATGACGATCTATGGCCGCACGCGGGCATCGACCCGGCTGGAGCGGCGCGAGCTGAAGCTACATCTCTAG